AAAGCACCATAAGCAGAGTTGAGAGAAACTTTTTTTGCCAGCTGGATGTTATTATACTTTGCAATTCGTTTTTCAATTTCATAGAGTTTGTTTGAATCTTTTTCATTTTCATATTCCTGTTTTGCCTGTAACATCATCTTCTTAAACTTACTTCTGTCTGTATACATTTCTTCCATCATCTTAGGCAAGAAACCTTGAATGTCGGTACGAAAGAATTGACCATTAGGAGTAATTGTTGCGTTTTCCAAAATCGATGTATCTACATCTTTTACCAACATTTTATCCACACTCACACCAGCAGATAGAATCGCTCGCATCGATTCTGTATAGTTTTCTGGTTCAATCAATGTTTCAGGACTGATATTGTATTGCATCATCAAATGTGGATACAAACTATTCAAGTCAAATGAGGCAACCCAATCGTGCAGGCCAGTTTGTGGCACTTTAACATATGCGCCTTCAAATGCAGAATCTTTATCTTTGACTTCTCTTGGTGGAACAATGATGTTCTTTTCAAACAGATAAGCATATGTCAAAGAATCCCACATACGAGTTTGTGCAAACACATCTTCAAAGTTTGTCTTGGTATCGTATGCCAAGGTTACTGCCAATTCAAGTAACTTTAATTTATCTTCTAGTTTGATAATCAATTCAACGTCTTTGATGTTATACTCAATAAACAATTGATAGTTCAAACGATATAATGAATGTAGATTATCATAATCATCATATGCAATCTTACCTTCACCAAGTTCTACTTGTGCAATATTATCCAAACGATATGATTCTTGTGATTTACCACCTGGCGCATACCATTTGTATAGTTCGATATAATCAAGTGATTCAACACCAACAAGACTATAAGAAGTCATTTCACGGCCATTAATAATTGCTTTGCGTTCTGTAATATAATTCCAAGGTGAAAGTTTTTTGGTTTCTGGTTCACCAAGAATTTTACGAAAACGATTTACAAGATATGGTATATCAAAGAACTTGGTATTCCAACCAGTAATGATATCAGGATATTTTTCTTTCCAAAAATTGAGGAAAGACTTACAAAGATTATATTCGTCTTTACAACGGAAATAAATCTCTTGGCCTTTGACTTCATACTCACCACAACCAAACACATATGATTCACTATTAGTAAATCGAATACAAATTGCCGTGATAGGTTCATTTGCTTGATATGGGTCAGGAAATCCATTCTCTGAACCCACCTCAATATCGATTACAGCAACAGAAACTTTATCATAATCATAGTCAACCATACCTCTATGTTGGTCGGCAATATAAGCATATTCAAATCTTGTTTGGCCATAGATTTTAGAGGCACCAGAAACTCCATCAAATTGCTTGATGAAATCTCTTGCTTGTTTTATGGTGCCAAAGATTTTTTGGTCAAGATAATCACCCTCTAGTGTTGTGAGATTAGTGATTCTTTTGGATGGCAAATAAAGAGAAGGCGAATACTCAATTTTCTCTTTAATTCTTTGACCATTTTTAATGCCACGATACAGAATATTGCCACCAATACTCTGAACATTTGTATAGAAATTACTCAATTTAGCCTGTAATTAAAGATTTTTGTGGTGGAAGAACAATACCAGAACCAAAGATTTGATTGTAGTTATTAATAAAATCTTCCGCTGGAACATAGGAGTATACTACATTCTTCTTGGCCAAGGCAACCGTAGAACCAACTTTTTGTTCGGCATGAATAGGGAATGGAGCGAATCCAACACTAGGTTGACCATTTGTACCACGAACTACTGCGATACCAACTGGATTCACCAATACGAATTCAGTTTCAGATTGTGATTCAATTTCACCAAGAACCTCTTCTCCAGTAATCAATTTCAATGCTAATATGTTCATACTATTCCTTTTTAATATAAATACTTATGATGATTTGAGTTACAGTATACTATTCTTTATCTTTCCTGTCAACAACTTAATGGTATATTTTAATGTCAGATCCACTCTCAGCTGGTGGCCAAGCGGCCGTGACTTCCTTAAAGAGCGCTCAAAATGTTGGTAAACAATTGGGTGCTGTGGTCGGTGACCAACAAGCTGACATGGAAAAAGCCATTCAGCAACAACATAAAGCACGGATTCAAACCAAACTGGCAGAAGAAAGACGGGCAACAATGTTGGAAGTTCGTGCCGTAGAAAAATACGAACAAGAAAAAGCACATCAAAGAGAATTAGAAAAACTCAAACAAGATACTATACGCAAACATGGTAAAAACGCTTGGATTGAAGTAGAAGCTTTAAAAGCTAAATTACAAAAAGAAACAGAAGAAGAAAACAAATTAATGGACCATGACCGTCAAAAACAAATTCAAGTTTTCTGGTGGTGTATGACTGTTTCAGCATTAATAACATATTTCTTCAAGTTGTATAAAATATGAAGAATCCACAACCATTCATATTTGTAGCGGTTTTGATTCTTTGTTTAACATTAATGATAGTAGAATCTGGAGCAGTATTTAAATAAGCTGAAAGTGAGGATGTTATGAATAAATTGCCACAAATAATTTTTACATTAGTAATTATAGGATCTTTAGGTATTGTAGTATTGGAAGCTTTAGCAAAGTATTAATCAATTCGTCATCATTTAACTGGCATAAACAAAAAATATGTATAAATAATATATGTATTTGACTTGATAGTATATATTATCTCTATTCCATTGTCAACCTGACATTGGGTATTCTTTATTATCCCCCTTTAAAAAATCTAACAGAGGATGGTAGAGTGAACCTTTATCAAAAATAAATGTTAAAAAGTATGACCGCTCGCAGCTTGCCGAGTAAATTGGCTGCATTATTGGTAGCCATTTCTTTTGCAACACCACTATATGCAGACCCTATTGTAACCGACTCCACATCTAGGAGTTATACTTCTTCAGATTCTAATAGTACCACAACTGTTAAAAGTCCACCACCAACAGCAGTAGCACCAACAATCACATCCATCAATAATGATTTATGTGCTGTCGGAGTATCTGGTGCTGCCCAAACTCAAATACTTGGTATTGCCATTGGATCTACTTTTACAGATAAAAACTGTGAAAGATTAAAACTAGCAGGTCGTTTATATGACATGGGTATGAAAGTTGCCGCAGTTGCAGCTCTCTGCCAAGATGAACGAGTATTTACTGCTATGATGAATGCCGGTACTCCTTGTCCAGTTGATGGTAAAATTGGTGACCAAGCCAAAGCAATTTGGGATGCAGAGCCAGACCGTAAACCACAAAAAGTAAAAAGTAAAGACTAATGAAACTTTTTGCTGGACTCTTGATTGCTATTTTAACAGCAGGCTTTGGGTCGTGCTCGGTTAAAGCACAAATATCTGTTGTACCAGTCAATGGTGGGACAGGTAACCTTGTTTCTATTCCAATTCCTGGTGGAAGTGGATTAAATGTAACCGTAGGAACCGGTTCGGCCGCTTTGCCTTTACAAAATATTGCAAATACTCCTGGCGCTCAACACCTTTATTTGGGTGATGATAGTAGTGCCAATGTTCCATTAGGTTTTTCATTTCCTTTTTTTGGCCAGAATTTTAGTAATTCTTGGATGTATTCTAATGGTATTGTAAGTTTTAATTCAGGTAATATTCCTGGTGCTGGTTGTTGTGGTGGTATAAACTTAGCCAATCTTGCTGGCCAAGGAACACGAAATAACGTTTACAATTATATGATTGCTCCTCTATGGACAGATTTAATTGATACAAATGGACAAGCTACTTGGTACAAAGGCACCAACAATTCTATGACTTATGGTTGGTATAATACTGCTGAATATGGAACAAATAACAGAAGTAGTTTTGAAGTAAATATCAATTCATCTGGTGCTATGGATGTTCGTTATGGTTCATCTTTTGTTAGTATGAATCATACTGTAACTGCTGGTATGACTGGAGATTTATCACAAGGTCAATATTTTCAATACTATAATGGCCAAGGGTTTAATGTTCCAACAACTGGATTAAGTTGGGGTGCCTATCAAGGAACTCCTGGTGTTAATATCTGTTATACCAATCCATTATCTGACCCAACTTGTCCGGGTTATTATGAGGCTTATAGAACCCAACAATGTACCATTTCAGCATTGTATGATCCATCATGTCCAGGTTATCAACAAGCATACTTTACTCAACAATGTTCGTTAGATCCATTATACGATTCTAATTGTCCAGGTTATAGAACTGCTTATCATGACCAACAATGTTCTATCAATCCATTATTTGCAACGGATTGTACCGGATATCAACAAGCCTATCATGACCAACAATGTTCAATAAATGTTTTATCATTTACTGATTGTCCAGGTTATGCTGCGGCCTATTTGCAACAGCAGTGTTCATTAAATCCATTATACTCAACAACTTGTTCTGGTTATCAACGAGCATATCACGACCAGCAATGTTCGATTAGTCCATTGTTTGCTTCTGATTGTCCAGGTTATCAAACAGCCTATAAAGCGCAACAATGTACCGCAAATCCTTTATATGCAACAGATTGTCCGGGTTACCAACAAGCATATTTTAACCAACAATGTAGTTTGAACGGATTGTATTCTACACAATGTCCAAATTATGGTACCGCATATGCTACTCAACAGGCATTACAACAATCACAACAACAAAGCACCACTACAACAACCAATACAAACACATCTTCAACTAATGCTTCTACAACACAGCCATCAATATCTGTAAATAGTAGTGGTACTGTTTCTACAAGTGTTCCTGTTGTAAGTGACACCAATGTAAACAATGTGATTACAAGCACATCTACATCAACTGCACCAACCAATTCATCGGCACCGGTTCAATTGACATCACCAACAGCATCTACTCAAACATCTTCACCAGCTGCACCTATGGCTCCAGTTGCCGTAGCACAAGCACAACAAAAAACTGAAGATAAGAAAACCGAGGAGAAAAAAAATGATTCACCTTCTAATTCAACAGCAAATGCTTCTTCTTCGGGAAATACTTCGAATAATGATAAGTCTTCCGATACACCTAAAACTGCAAGACAAGAACTTCAGGAACGTAGAGAGAGTGCTGCGAAAGCTAAGGCAGTAGAAGCAGGTAAAAACTTAGGTGATACTATGGGTAAAGCCGCTAGTATGGAACAACAAGCACAAGTTCAAAATGTCGTAATTGCTGCGATGGGTTATACTCCAGGTTTTGAAACATATAAAGTAATGATGCCTGATGTAACAGGTTATAAACCTTATTCAATTTATAAAAATCAAACTAATGTGGATAATCGTAGACTTGGTTATGGTTTATTTGGTGCTACCGATAAACTACATTCAGATATGATAGAATCACAATACAAAATAGGAAACTAAAATGGCAGAAGAAAATAAGGACTTAAATAAAAAAGTCGAACTATTAGAAAAATTTACTAGTAAAGATGCAGTTATCACTATTGCAGGTTATAGTTTTACTCCTGCTAAGTTGATGATTGCATTTGGTAT